TCATCATCAGCATCAGTTCGCCACCCTGGGGGCTACACACGTAGTAGGCCGCACCTGGGGCGCACACATCGAACGCCTGCCGGAACGCGGCGAGCCACAGGACGGCCATTTCCTCGACCGTCTGATGATCTCCCTCGATCTCGTCCTGGATGCGATTGCCTTTGTCGATCGCGTTCAAAAACTTGTTCTTGTCCGCGTAACTGACCCCATAGGGCGGGTCGGTGAGCAGCAGGCTCACCGGTTGGCCATCGACCAGTCGGCCAACCTGATCCGCCTCGGTCGAGTCCCCGCACAGAACCCGGTGGTCCCCGCAAACCCACAGGTCGCCAGCACGGCTCACCGGCTCGGCCGGAACCTCCGGGATCGCGTCCGAGTCTCCCTGGCTTTCCTCCGGCTCTGCGGGCGCCCGTACGCCCAAGCTATCCAGCAGCTCCTGGTCGAAGCCCAGGCCGTCCAGCGACACGTCTACGTCCCAGTCGTTCAGGATCTCGGCCAGCGCCTCTTCGTCCCACCCCGCCGCCATCGTCAACTGGTTGTCCGCCAGCAGATACGCCTCGGCCTCCTGGTCGCTCGCAAACTCCAGACCGCGCACCACCGGCACCAGCCAATCGCCGTCCCGCTCCTCGACTCGATCGGGCGGCCTGTCGCCCGCTGCCTTGCGGACCAGCAAGGCGTCCAGCCGTCCGTGGCCAGCCACGATCCGGCCGCTCCGCTCGTCCACCAAGATCGGCGCCACGAACCCAAACCGATCGATGCTTTTGCCGATCTGCTCCTCAGCGTGCAGCTTCGGATTCCGCGGCCACCGCTCCAACTCGGACAACCGCACCATCTCGATCCGCATCGGCAGACCGGCCGGCTTCCTCGCTCGCTTTTCCTTGGCCATTACCCGAGCACCCGCCGGTAGACCTCGCCGTGCGCCTTGGCGATCGCCCACCAGTCGTGGGCTGCGGCCGTCCGGAAACCCGCGGCAACCAGCGCATCTCGCTTCGGCCGGTCGTCCAGCAGGGTCAAGATCGCCCGCACCGCAGCCTGTTCATCGTCGACTGAAACGGTCAGGCAGTTCCGGCCGTCCACTCCGTAGCTGTCGATCCCCTGGTTCTTGGTGCTCACCAGGGCGCAGCCGCTAGCCATCGCCTCCAGCCCCTGCAAGCCGAACCCCTGCTTGCTCGACGCCTCGAAGAAGACGCCGGCCGCCCGGAACGCCTCGGCCACCTCGTCACGGCTGATCACCCCGAGCTGCTCGACCTGGGGGGGCAACCCGCCGGTCCCGCCGAACGCCCGCAGCCTGATCGACGGGTCGCGATCATGCAGGGCAGCGCACACCCGCTCGACCAGCCGATGCCCTCGCCGGGGCGTGCTCGGCCGGTAGAAAAAGAGCACCTGGCGATCTCTCTCCGGCGGCCCCGGATAGAACACGTCCAGGTCGACCCCTACGTGGATGACCTCGGCGCCCGTGGCCTTGTGCTTCTCCACGATCAGCTTGTGGACCCACTCGCTGTTGACGATCTTGGTTCCGATCTTCCCGTAGGTCTCCCACACGTTCTGCGGGGCCGTGTAGAGTTGGCCGTCCGGCCCCGTGAACTCGCTCTCGTAGTCCTGGATGAAGTACACGGGCTTGATGCCCTTTGCGGCCTGCGTGATCTCGGCCACGTAGTTGGCCGTGTTCCACACGCTCGCGACCAGCACGCCCTCGGAGAAGACCCGATCCTTGAACTCGTTCACAATCGCTGCATGGGTCTCGAACACGATCGGCCTGGTGACCAGCGGGATCTGGGCGAGCGCCCGCGCCTCGGCCTGGAGCGTCACCCATCGTACATCCCAGCCCCGGACGGCCAGCCGGTTGGCCACCTCGGCCATCGCGATCACGCCCCCGTACATCCCAAACTCGTTTGAGTAGAAGCAGACCCGCGGTCTCCCTGCCCACCGACACCGGTCCAGCCGACCCTCCACGTACGCCACGTCCTGCTCCCGACGGTCCCGGAAGCGCGGCCCCCGCTCCTTCAGCAGCGTGTTGTGCCGCGCCTGCACCAGATCGTGCGCCTTCTTCTCCAGCACGAACCCAGCAGCCGCCCCGTAGCTCGCGTGCCCCTGGTGCCAGACATACGCGTCGTCAGCCAGGACCGCCCGGCCCCCGTCCTTGACCATTCGCGCCCACAGCTCGCACTCCTCGCCGTAGGCGTCCCCGTAGTACTCGTGGTCAAACGGGCCATGCTTCTCCCAGCACTCGCGCCTGATCAGCAGGCAGAAGCCTGTCGGCGTGGGGATGTCCGGCCGCCTCTTCCTCGAGGCGTAGGCCAACCGCCGGGCCACCGAGGACGGGTCGGCTCCCTTGATCCTGACGCTCGCCGACACCGCATCGTTGGACAGCGGGCCGACCAATCCGATCCGATCGTCCTCCAGGCCCACCCTGACCATCCGCCAGAGCCAGCCGTCGCTCACCACCGTGTCCGAGTTCAGCAGACAGACCCAGTCGGCCCCGTGCCGCAGGGCCACCTCGATCCCCGCCTGTGCCGATCTCGTGTAGTGGAGCCGCTCCTTGTTGCGCACGACCGTCCAGCCGTGCGGCCCCGCGATCCTGTCGATCTGGTCCTGCACGTCTGGCCGGCTCTGATCGTCGACGATGATGACCTCTGGCTTCAACTGGCCGCCGAACGTGCAAGCGGCCAACGACTCCAGGCAGAAGCGGACCGCCCGGCGCGCGTTGTGGACGGTCACCACCACGGCTACCCCCGGAGGCTGACGGTCCCGGCCGGCCAGCACCTGTTCCTTTGCCGCCTCGCGCAGCCGCTTGGGCGCCCCCTTGATCGCCGACAGGTTGATGTCCGGGCTGTCCCCGACAGCCAAGCAGGCGGCCAGCAGCGCGGCGAACACCGGCCGCCCGTCCTTGCTGGGGATCCCCTTGATCGTCCGCATGGTCTCTGCCCCGACCACCACCGACTCGCCGCAGGCGATGACCCCGGCGACCGTCCAAGTCGCGTTGTCCAGCCCGAACACGGCATCCGCAAACCGGTCGGCCGAAAGCGGCCGGTCCCCACAGACCACCTCGACCCAGCGCACACCCTCGGGCACAGCCTCGGCCGCACAACCGATCAGGTCGTCCTCCGGCGCGCAGACCACCAGGTCCCGGTCTCCCCGGGCCCGCTCCTGCTCCTCCTTGCTCACCTTGCCCGCCACGGCCGTCCTGACGACCACCGACAGGTCGCGCTCGCGCAGCCGCCCCAGCTCCCCGTCGGCCAGATCGAAGGGCACGATCACGGCCCCGGCCGGCCCCAGATCGGCCGGCGGTCCCGCCGGAAGTCCAGCGGGCTCGGCCACGACCGTCGGCCCCTCCTGTTCCTCGCGCTGGGCCTCCTTGGACGACCGGCTCTCCCAGACCTTCAGCCGCTCCCCGTTGACCACCGTCTCGATCAGGACCATCGCCCCGGCTGGCAATGGCTGAGCACCCCCAAACTGCTCGATCTGCGCGGACGTGCGACCGGCCGTGACCCAGCAGCCGAGCGGAATCTCCACTACTTCTCCGCGGTCACTGTAGACCACCAGCGGTCCCGGGCCGTCCTGCCGACAGACCAGTCCCTTGCCCAGCTCCTCCGCCATGGTCAACCTTTCCGGGCGCCCACGCGCCCCTCCCGTCTACCGCAGATTGCTCGGAGGCGTGTAGGCCATCGCCTCGGCCTCCTGCTTCATCGCCTCGCCGTCGTCGACGATCCTCGGCCCGTTCATCCTGGTCGACCTCGCGCCCATCGTGGTCGACGAAATCAACGTCGCCTTGGTCCCGTAGAGCACCTTGCACGCGCCGGCCGTCCATGTGACCAGGAACTCCTGGTACTCGTATTCGCAGTTCGTGAGTGTCCGGCTCACGTAGTATCGGAAGGGCACCGTGTTCCCGGCCGCCGACGGGCACGGCAGCAGCCGCAGATACGTCCCGTCCGACTTCTGGATCTGCTGCCAGGTGCCCCCCGACCGATCCTGGTAGGCCTTGATCTTCCGGTAGTGGACATCAAGCAGGCTCGGGTTGTCGTATACGCTCAACCCCGGCTCGATCGGGGTCATGACCCCCGCATCGTCCAGCCAGTCGGTCGTGTAGGTCAGGCCCGTCGGATCCCAGAGGCACTGGCTGATCGACCGGAGGCCCACGACGCCCGTGCCGTCGCTGCCGCTCACCTTGTAGTCCTGCTGGTCGACTACGGTCGTGACTGATCCCCATCTCACCCGCGGCTGAAGTTGGTTCAGCCGGGCCAGCGCCGAATCAAGCTCGGCGTCCAGTTCATCGGCTGTCAACAGGCTGGTGTCGGGAGCCCCGGCCTTCTGCCGGATCAACGTCTTGAGCGTCGCCTCGCTGTCAATGAAGTAGCCCAAGGCCTACCCGCCGTCTAGGCGTAGGAGCCCCCGAAGGCTCCCCCGTCCCGCACCTTCACGTCCCACTCGGTCACCTGGATGTTCGTCGCGGCCGTGCAGTAGACGGCCATCGCCGACTGACGATCCAGTTCGCCGAACGGATCGTTGATGAACAGGCCCACCCGCTCCTGGGCGGCCAACGCGATGCACCCGGTCTCGGTCACTGCCGCGATGGCCACCGCTGCCCCCCCGAGCTTGATCGTCGCCCGCTGCTCGGCGAACACCTCCACGTAGTAGGCGGCGGCTCCGAACGTGATCCGCGTGCTCGTTGTGGCGGGTACCGTCGTCGTGCTCGTCCGACTGGCCGGTCTGCCTGGTCTGGTGGGCCCCATCCGATCCTCCTACTACATGGCGAACTGCTCGGCCTTGCGCCGCTCCTCGGCGATCCGCTGCCGCCGGGCGATGATGTAGTTGATCACCTTCGGCCGCGTGTCCGCCCCGTACTTCATCAGGTTGTCCGAAGCCTTCTCGAAGTCCAGGTCGGCCAGGTGCTTGTCCATGGCGCCGCACACCTGCTCCTCGGTCAGCGTGTGCCCCGCGTCCATCGGCATCTCGTTGACCAGAAACGGCGAGTCAGGGCTGTTCATCGCGTGCTCGTGGTACTCCACGCGCCCCAGCGGCTCGACCGCGATCTGTTCGCCCGTCTCGCGCCAGACCTCCTGCTTGTTCCCGTTGATCGTCAGCGTGACCTTCTCCATCTCGGGCAGCAACACCCGGGCCGGCCCCGCGTTCACCATCACTCGCTTCAGCCAGCCGAACTTCCGCTGCCCCTGGCCCACCTTGGCCAACGCCCGTGGGTTCACCCGCCAGACGTCGTCGGCGCCCTTCAGGTAGAGGGGGATGTCCCCCGCCAGGTCCCGGCCCGCCTGCTCTTGATCGTCCTTTTCCTTGGCCATCGTCACTTTCCTCCTCCGCCTTCGTGAAAGTCCCCGGGGCGAGTCCCCCCGCCCCGGGGCCGCCTGATGGCAACCACGGTTACCACCCAGCGGAGGAGTTCGTCAAGACCGCGCCTAGCGGGCGGTCGGGTTGACCTTGGCGATCAGGGCGCCGTCCACGAGGTAGCGGCCGAACCTGGTGTAGCCGGCGATCTTGGTCTGGAGGGTCTCCGGGTAGTCCTTGGGCCCCACGTAGGTCAGGGCCTTGTACATGCCCACCACGTAGGAGCTGGTCAGCCAGGAGTCCGGGGTCACGCCGGTCAGGATCCGGTTGGACGGGAAGTCCGGGTCGACGTAGACCGCCCACTTGCCGTTGACCACGCCGGCGAACTCGGTGGTCTTCACGATCTCGCCGCCCATCTCCAGGGGCGAGTCCGCGGTCCGCCGGAACTCCCAGTGGCCGCACTTGGCCATCCGGGACCCGGTGGTCGTGTCGCAGAGCACCCAGCCGAGCCGCCGGAACCGCTTCGCGTAGACCAGGGCCGACGCATCCTCGATCGCGTCGAACAGGGTCTCCTGGTACCGCTTCACGCCCGCCGAGTCCAGCGTGTACTCCGAGGAGGCGGCCGCCGTGGTGTACCAGGTGACCGTCCCGCCCGTGGCCGAGCCGCGCATGTCCTCGACGACCGTCGCGTAGATCTCACGGGCGATCTGCATGGCGATCAGCTTGGCGATGTCGCCCGTGGCCGATCCGTTGAAGTAGGCCGCGTAGTCCTCGCTGGCGAACAGCGAGATGATGCCCAGCAGCGCCTTGTTGGTGGCCGTCATCGTCCCGCTCGTGATCTGGAACTGCACCTGCCGGGGCGTGTTGCCCTCCGTGGTGTAGTTGCTGTAGTTCTTGTCCAGGTTGTCGCGCATCCGCACGCCCGCCAGGTAGTAGTCCCCGGCGTCCGTGTAGAGGCTCTTGAAGTAGAAAATCTTCGCCACCGGCAGCGGGATGTTCTGGATCGAGCAGATCGCGGCCAGCGGGGCGATCTGGGGCCACAGCTCCCGGTAGATCTCGAAGGCGAACTTCTGGAAGCTGGCGATCGCCGAGGTGTTGGTCGCCTCGGTGACGCCCCGGGGGCTCATCATCGCGTTGGCGATCCCCAGGTAGCCCTTGGGGTTCCGGTGGATGTCCACCGCCAGCTCGTCCAGCGCCTTCTCCAGGGTGATCCGCAGGTGCCGCAGGTAGCTCTCGTCCTGGACGATTCCGCGCCGGCGCATCTCGCCGTAGAACTCGTCCTCCTTGATCAGCGGCTTCCAGCGCGCCCTGCGGACCTTGTCCTCCGCGTACATCTGCACGACCTCGGGATGCTTGCGGGCCACCTCGGCGAGGTCGATCTGGCTCTCCACGATCGTCTCCATTTTCCTTCTCCTTTTCTGGTCTACTCTTTCCGTCCTCTCGTCTTCCTCGCCAGGCTACCGCACCGGGTGCTGCGCCAGAGCCTTGGGCCCGTACAGCGCGCGCCACTCGTCCAGGACCTCCGCCGGCAGGCGATCCCGGTCGATCGCGGCCTCCACCACCGTCTCGATGCCCGGGCCAGCCAGGTGCGGGTGCTGCTGCTCGAAGGCCTTGCGCCGGGTCACCACGTCGGTCTCCCCCGGCTCCTCGCCGCCCTCGGCACCCGCGCCTTCCTTGCCCCTGCCCGCCGGCTTCTGGAGAGCCGCGCCCACCTTCTCCACGTAGGCCTTGGCCTCGGCCACGGCCTGCTTGACCTCCTCCTCCGTCGCCCCCAGCTCGAGCTTGCCCCGCGCCCGCTCGACCACGAGCTCGGCCGCGACCATGCCCAGCGTCGCCGCCGAGAGCTGCTGCTCCAGCGTGTCCCGCTGCTCGCGCTCCGCCAGCTCGGTCTCCGCCCGCTCGCGCTCCGCCTGCTCCTCCGCGTGGGCGGTCTTCAGCGCGTCCATCTCCTCCCGCAGGGTCCCGATCTGACCCTCCAGCACCTTGATCTGCGCGTCCTTCTCGTCCTCGGTGGCCGGCTTGGCCGGCTTGGACACGAGGGCCGCCACGTTGAACTCGGCCTCGACCAGCGCCCGCAGGGGCTCCAGGTTGGCCGCCGCGAACTCCACCACATCGAGGGGCACGCCGATCGCCTCGGCCACCTTCGCCCGGTCGGCCAGCGCCTCCGCGACCGCCCGCTCCATCTCGGGCGCCGTTGCCTCCAGCGCCCTGGCCAGCGCGTCCGGCTCGACCTTGGCCATCAGTTCACCCTCGATCGCCGCGAAGCTCTCCTCGTCCAGGGCCTCGCGCAGCGCGGCCAGCGTCTTGATCCCCTTCATGTCCTCGTCCTCCTCGTGATCGATCTGTTCCGTCTCCAGGCGGGTCCGCGCCCTGTCCAGGCGGTCGAACGCCTCCGTGATCTCGCTCTCGGTCCACGCCCCCTTGTTGCTCGGCCGCAGCACGAAGTCGCCGGGCGTCTCCAGGTCGAAGTCGTCCTGAACCTCTCTGAACTTCTCGCCCTTGCGGTCCTTGTTCAACTCCCACTCGGGATGCTCCTCGTCCATCTCCTTCTCGACCACGCTACCGTAGCCGCGTGAGGAAAGGCCGATCCGGATGCCCCCCTTCATCGCCCCGTTGACGTTCCGCCCCCCGTCCGTGTCCACGATCCCGCCGGCCACCCGTACGTCGTTGTCCTTATCCACCGACACGTGCGTCCAGCGGCCGGCCACGGTCATGACCTCGCCGGGCCCACACATCGACGGATGGTCGGCCAGGGCCACCAGCTTTCCCTCGTTCGCCCGCTTCTGCGCCTTCGCCACCTCTCGATGCACGATGGCCCGCGGATACAGCGTGCCGTTGTCTGTGATCCTCCCCGCGTTCATCGCCACGCCCTTGACCGCCCGCAGGAACCCCTGCTCCTTGGCCTCCTCGTCCAGGTCGGGCTCGCCCTTGACCTCCCCGAGGTCCATGAACGTCCGGAGCAACACCTTCTTGGCCATCAGGCAACCCCTTCGATCATCGGCTGCGCTGCCAGCCGGTTCGGGAATGAAAGGCCGGTGCCCAGCGTGTAGTCCTGCATCACATGCCACGAGCCGCCCGCGACCTCGCACATCCGCTGAAAGGCCGAGACGGAGAAGCGGACGACCTCCTGGCCGTCCCGGGCCGGGTTCGCCCGGATCATCCCGCGCCCCAGGTGGGCCAGCAGGTTGTAGTCGGCGAGCCTCAACGCTGTTCCCTTGATTTCCTCCGGCCAGCCGTCCTCGATCGCCTCGGCGGTCGTGCGGTAGACCTGCTTGGGGACCACCTCGGGTTTACGGCTGGCCACGGAATCGCTCCTTCTCCTCGGCGAACCTCCGGGCTGCCAGCACGATGTTTGTCCGCGCGTCCCCCTCGATCTCCTTGGCCAGATCGGGCGGGAACGGCTTGCCGAACTCCCGGTAATGCCGTTGCAGGTGCCGGAGTACCGGCTTGCGCTCGGCCTGTGGGACCGGGCTGGCCCCGCGCGCCCCGGCCATCGCCCCGGCCGCCGCCTTGACCCCCGTCCAGAAGGTGGTCATCGTGCCCGCCTTGAGCTTGTGGTGCGGGAGCTTGTAGGCGCCCTTGCTCTCCGGCGTGCCCGACCCGTCGACCCATGTGTGGGCCGCCTTGTAGCGCGCCCAGTTGGTGCCCCCCGGCTGGAGCAGCGCATTGCCGTCCGCGCCCGAAAAAGACCAGGCCGAGGTCTCGTCCTTCGGATAGGACTTGAACGGGACAGCCGCCTCCACCAGGGCCGCCGCGTAGTCGACTGCGGCCTGGACCAGCGGATGCTCGGGCACCCGCTCGGCCGTCGCGCACTCTGGCAGACCGTCCTCCTTCTCCAGCGAGATCGCCCGGGCGTCATCCTCTGTCACCTCGACGGCCAGCACGAACCCCTCGGCGGCCAGTCGGATCACGATCCCCTGATCGCTCGGCTCTGAAAGCTGAAGGAAAGTGGTCACCGCGCTCCTCCCGTTCCTACCAAGGTGCCAGCCGTCCGCCTATCCTGTCGGCCGAACCTCCGGGCAGGCCGCGGCGCCCACCAGTTCTGGAGGCATCCCCTGCCGCAGGTAGCAGATCAACAAGTTCTCGGCATCGGGCACCCCGTCATGCACCAGGGCCAGCAGTTCAAGCAGGCGGGCACAGAACCTCGCATCCGGCCCGTAGCGCGTGTCGAACCGAGTCCCATCGTCTCGGGTCGATGCGGCGCCGAGCACCCGCAAAGCCAGCACCCCGCTGTCCAGGGCAGCCCGTCGGTCAAAGTTCATCGTACCCCCCGGGGTAGGCTGAACAGCCGCCTGCGTTCATGATCCCGGATAAACTCCTGGCCCACCGTGATCGCCTCGGCCGTCGATCCCATGTCCGGCGAGTCCCACAGGTGGCGGCCGTAGGCCGGTCCTCGACCGCCCAGGAAGACTCGGGCCGCAAAAAGCCCGTTGCGCCGTGCCAGCACGTTGATGTGGTAGCGGGCGACCTCTGGATCGTCCCCCATCTTGAGACCGACCGGTACAGCAGTCCGCGGATCCCCGTCGTCCACCCGCACGTCAGCCCATGGTCTGCCGCGGCTCAACCGAGCAGCCTCTGTTTGCCCTCGTGCCGTGCGGGCTCCCGGATCTCCGCCAGCGGACAGCGGCCGCCCAGCGCGCACTTGGTCTGCCCGATCAGCTTCACACACAGAGGCCTCGACCTCTCGATCTGGATCAGCAGGTCGACCCGCTCACAGAACCTCGCCTCCATCACTCCTCCTCCGCCTCGGGCTTCCAGCGTCTGATCGGCTGGCCCGTCTGGATCAGCCGCACGTACCACTCCACGGCTTTGGCCACCTCCGGCCCGTGGTCCTTCTTGAGCCGGCGCAGCCGGAGCACCCGGTCAACGGCCGGCAGCTCGGTCTCCGCCGCGATGTCGTAGGCCAGGTCCAGCGGATCCGCCTTGAGCTTCCGCCGGTACTCCTTCGGCGTCTCCACCACCTCGATCGCCCGACGCAGGAAGCCGTCGGCGCTCATCCGCACCTCAGACTCGGTCGCGATCACTGTGTAGACCACGCCCCTCCGGGACGCCGACTGGACCTTGATCAGCTTGCCCGCCCGGAGCACCATCTTGCCAGCGAAGCTCGCCAGCTTGGGCATCTGCCGCCGTTTGGTCAGATCGCCGAACTCCCGCCCGATGTCCCGCAGAGGGTTCCCCGCGTACCCGTCAGCCACTGTGGCCACCCTGCGCGGCCGTCCACTCGACGCCCGCGAATTCGATCTCCCGCCGCCTCAGCCGGTCCTCGAACGCCTGCCTGAACTCCTCGCCGTCCTCCGGCAACTGCGTCCGCCACCAGAGGCCCAGGATCGAGGCGAAGGCCGAGTCCATCGGGCCCATCTGCACGTCCGCCCACCTGCGATCCCGGAGTTCCGTGATCAGCGCCTCCAGCCCCCGGTGGAGGTCCTTGACCGTCTCGAACCAGTAGAACCAGGTCATGCCCGGCCTTCCTTTTCCAAGCGCCGAAGCAGCCGCTTCAGCTTCTCGTTCTCCACCTCGAGCCGGGCGCATCGATCCACGAGCCGGGCCGCGAAGTCCTCGACCCCCCGCCGCTTCGCCTGCTCCGCCTGGACCTGGAGCATCAGCGTCCGATCCTCGATCGCCTGACGGCTCATTTCAGAACCTTCTTGATCTGCGCGTCCAAGGCCGAGCCCGAACTGGCCACGCGCTTGAGCAGCCGGTCGATGTCCGCCTGGTCCAGCGTGCTGATGGTCGCCCCATCCAGCCCCCTGGCGAACAGCTCGGCCGCCAGCTTCTCGTCCACCACCTTGCCCGAGATCACCTCGCCGACCGACAGGGCCGGCGGGCTGTAGAGCTTGTTGGACCGCAGGAACTTGATCAGCCGATCGTTGACCTGGCGCCTCATCTTGATCGCTCTGGCCTTGGCCGGCAGGTCGCCCGCGGCTCCAGCCTCGGATATCTTCCGCCGCCAGAAGTTCATCTGCTGGCGTAGCTGCTCGACCCCGGCCCGCTCGACCCCTGTAGGATGCCGCAGACCAGGGGGCGCCTTCGGCAACTGGAACAAGGCGGGCAGGCTCGGCGGTCGCCCCACAGCCTTGACCTTCTTCGACGGGGCGCGGTCGTAGAAGAGAGAGCAACGGCAGTTGGAGTTGTGTACGACGAGGCCGTTGACGGTGAACGAGGCGTCTTCCTCGACGGTCAGATCGTAGAGCGGCGATCCTGGTGGTAGCACTGACCTGAGCAAAAGTACTTGCCCGACTTCGACGGTTCTATCTTCCAGATAGCCCTGTTGAATGTCTTCCCGCACGAGGCGCAGCACAGGGTCTTCGTCTTCTGACGGGCTTTTGCCAAGCATGTCCGAGAGCAGAAATTGCGTGGCTTGACCATCGATTTCGGCCTTTTGATGGTTTTGCCGCACCAGTCGCATTGAACTGTCACAGACCCTGCTATAGCGAGGCAACTTCGGGAGCAGAACCGCGGCTCCCGGCCGTGGTCCAACCGCGCCTGAAACGTCTCGCCGCAGTTCTCGCACGTCCAGGACCGAAGCTGGTTCGGTCTTGATTCGCTGAAACATTTTCGAGAACAGTACTTCGGCAACGTTTTGCAGCCGTATGTCGGAATGAACGTCTTGCCGCATGTAGCACAGATGATCGGTTCGTGTTTTTCTGGCTTCACTGATCCCGCTGTCCGACAATCCGCCGAGCAGTATCTTCGCTTTTCGCCATGGCGACGATCGTACTGATTGAATTCCTTGCCGCACGTTTCGCACTTGCGAGTCGGCGTCCCTCCGATCCATCGAGGGTTCTGTGGTCCCTTGAAATGATCGCCGCTGTGTCGCTCGACAGTCTTCAACTCCAGATTTTCCATCCTGTCGTCCGCTGGATCGCCGTTCTGATGATGAATCACATGGCCGTCCGGAATAGGACCATATACCTGCTCCCACAGCCAGCGGTAGCGGTAGACGGTTCTCTTCCTGTCGTCGTCCCAAAAGAACGCATACGTCCGGCCGTCTAGCTTCTGACCGTTGAAGTCCTCGATCCGCAAATCCTCGTATTGTCGCCGAATCGCTTTCCCCCGACACGGAATGCACAACGGCGCATACGACGGCTTGGATCTCGGTTTTCCGCAAGCACTGCACTCGGCGTACATCTGACGCCCGACATTCTCGGGTTTCATGCGCGCACAACTTCGGCACCGCGGCGAATGATTCTTCGGCTTTGCGGCACCGCATACCTGGCAAGACGCGAAGACCGGACGTTGCTGCCTCCTGCGCTGTCTTCCAACCTTCATCGGTCCAGACGGAGTGGTCTGACGTAAAACCGATGAGACCTTCCGCTGTGACGATTGCGGCGAAGCTGTGGCTTTGTTCGGTTCGGTTGAGGTGGATTCCATGGACGCGCCTCCATCTTCTATTGTGGGTCAGCACTTCATCGCCGACCCTGATGTCGCGCATCCTAATCTGTCCTCTTCTGGTAGTCAACTTGTGGCCCGAGTGTAGCATACAACGGCAGGAAGTATCTCCCGCGCCAGGAACGGTCGGCAATGTATCACGCGTCCACGGATTCATGGCCTCCAACGACAGGCAATCATCGCAGTGCTCGGCCGGCCCCAGTGTCCACCGCACAAGCACATCCTCCGGCGCATACTCGACCATCGCGTTGTTTTCGAACCCGGTTAGCGTCCGGACGTACATGTTGAGCCGCGTACCGTAGGGCATTCTTCCGGGCGGCAAGACCGGCGGGTCGGTCACGATCTGGCCGACGAACCTGCGGACGAACGCGGCCTCTGCCTCGCGGGCCCGATCGAGGTAGGCCATGTCATCGGCGGAGAGCACGCTCTTGATCCCGATCTGCCGTTCCTTGCCGTTCAGGTAGGCCTTGGCCGTCGACCGGCTCATGCTCGCGGTCATCCGCTCGATCGCCTGGTCGCCTGTGATGCGCCCTGACCGCAGGTCGAATAGGTGGTCGGCCATCTCCGATGCGTAGCGGCTGACCAGCGCTCGCATCCTTGCCGCGGCAGCCCGGCTGACCCCGGGATCCTTGGCAAAGTTCCGGACCCACTTCTCGGACAGGGATTGCGGTTGTCGTTCCCGGCGCTCCAGCAGGTCGACCAGCGGGAGCAGGTCGAAGTGGCAGGCCTCGCACACGCTACACCCGGACCGGCTCGGACTCCCGCAGGTAGCCGGCCATCTCGTTCAGGCGCTCCAGCGTCTCCCGGAGGTCAGAGTCGGCGACCACCTGCTGGCGCAGCCGACCCAGGACGCCCTTGGTCTTTCGCGCCCCCCACTCCAGGGACTCCTCGGTCGGCACCCCGGCATCGAAGGCCACCTTCGCGGCCTCCTCCTCGCCCCAGGCAAAGAAGTTGACCAGGATCACGTCCAGGGGAAGCCCGAAGGTCTCCCCCAGTTTGGCCGCCGCATCCGCGTCCAGCTTCCGGATCTCGGCCTTCACCTTCTCATCCACCTTGGAGACCCGCGGGAACTGGATCCAGTAGTCCTCCGGCTTCGGCTGACGCCCCAACAGGAGCCGGATCTGGAGGTCGTAGACCGACTCACGGTAGGCCTGGGCCAGGTACATCTGCGAACGCCGGATCGACCGGGCGAACTCGATCTCTTGCTGCTCGACCGTGGCCCGCGCGTCGATGCCTCTGGTGATCCCCAGGTAACTTTGCGGCACCCCGGTCGAGATCAGCATCAGGTCCTGGAAGAACTCCAGCACCCGGACCACCTGGTCGAAGTTCGTCTGGCCGTCCAGGGTCTTGATGTTTGCCTGCGGCATCTTCTCCTTCAGGTCCCAGACCTGCGGCACGAAGTAATCCGCCTCGTCCAGCGGGTTGAACTCCGCGCCATATTTGCCGCGCGAAGAATCCCAGATGTTCTTCCGCTTGTTGGCCTCGATGTGGTCACGGAGAATCTCGTCCGCCTTCGCCTTGTCCTTCGGCACCAGGACCGTATGGACGAGCCGCTGGGGCGCGCGCATCAGAACCATGACGACCGTCGAGTCCTCCAGGAACGAAAGCTGCTTGAAGACCTTCCGCGCGCGAAACAACTGGCTCGTCCCGTACTTGCGACCGGGCACCAGGTTGTTGCGCAGGTGCATGATCTCCCAGGGCGCCCAGGTGGCCACCAGTTCCCCGCCCGCCGACCTCTGCTCATAGGCATGGTCCGGCGACAGGTCGCCGTGCTCGTCATCCATCCGGAACATCGAATAGCAGGACAGGGGGGTCAGCCTGTGGATCAGCCTGTCCGACCCGATCACGATCTCGCGGAAGCCGTCCCCGTAGAGCTTGCTCTCCCGGCAGTCGCCCCAGGCGTTCCCGGGCAACCGCGTCCGCTCGTTCACGCCCTGCAAGATGGACAGGATCTGCGAATCGTTGGACCCCACCTCAAAGCTGACCTCGTTTCCCTCGTCCGATGCCACGACGTTCGAGGCCGTGATGTCGAGCGCCTGCCCGAGCTCGCACATCTCGGTGTCCATCCGGTCGCAGTCACGATAGATCGCGAACCTGGTGGCCGACATCCCCATCTGCCGTTGGAACCAATCATAGGTCCCGCCGGACAGCCGCAGGTCGACGGCCGGGATTCCGCGCGCCGTGTTCTGGTCGGGCAGCGCGTCAGCCGGGTCTGCGGCCCTGGTGGCCATGCTCCGCGCCAGCGACCGGGCTCCGTCATCGGACCCGGCAGACCAGACGCTCAGCCCTAGCCGCTGGAGAAAGCCGTTGCCCTGCTCACCCTCGGATTGCCCGGCGATCGCCTTGGCACTTGCCACGACGACCCGCTCTGCCCCGCGCTCGATCAGCTTCCTGGCCCACTGGAGGATTTCGGATCGGTCCACGTCGGGGCCTCCGCGCACACCTGGGGTGCCTACCAAGGTGCGCGCGGTCCGCCTATCCTGTCGCTCTAGTCCAAAAGGTCGCCGAGGAGTTTCCGCAGGTCCAGCCCAGCCTCGTGCGCGGCCTGCCCGTCAAGCTCGCGCGGCCGCTCGGGCTCGCGCCTGACCATCCGGGCGGTCGGCAGTTCCATGCCTTTCAGCCGACGCCACATCTGATAGGCCATCTCGAAGGCGTCCGGGCCGTCATCATGGTCCCCGCCGGCGCCGAAGCCAAGGAACTGATCCCACAGGGTCTGGAACAGCGGGGCCAACTGCTGGTCGCCAGAGGATATCCGCCGCCCCGGATACTCCACATAGCCGTTGGCTACTACCGGCTCCATCCCCTGGATCCGGATCTCCTTTTTGACCTTGCTGTCGATCCGAACGATCGGCAGGTTGACGTTCAATCGGCGCGACAACTCGACTGCCTCATCGGCCATGAATGCCTGCGCCTGGTTTGTCTCGAAGCCGATCATCTGAAAGTCGAAGACCCGATGCAACCGGATCAGTTCGTCCAGCAGCACGCTCACCCGCTGCCACTTGATCCGCGCCCAGGCCAGCCGGCAGAACTCTCCGGGCACCCCCCCGAGCACGACGATCGCCCATGGGTCGTTCTTGCGGCTCTGCTTGCCCATGCTCGGGTCCACGCCGGCCACGAACACAGATCCCTCGGGGAACAAGTCGCGCATCGACGCCGGGCTCGGGTGCGCCTCGGCCTCCCACATCCGCCAGCTATCCTCGCGGAACGTCTGCTCCTCGGCCGCGATCGGCTGGTTCTGTTTCTCCTGCCAGAAGCTCGCGGCCCGGGCGGCCGAGACGAGCTGGCACATCAGGTCATAGTAGGGCTCCCACTCTGGCCAAAGCACCCGCGTATCCTGGAGCATCGCCTCCTGATGCTGCTCGAAGAACTGCCGGGCGACCGTCCGCCGGCCGACCACATGCCGCAGGGGCTCCACGACCGCCCCGTCCCACTCGTCCGCGATCGACTCGAAGCCGTCGGGTAGCGCGTGCTCATAGGCGCGCACGAACTCCAGGCAGTCGCCCAAGCTGTTCCGCAGGTCGCGCTCTGACGGCAGTTCGTCCACGACCTTCCGCCAGGCCCTGCGCCAGGGGCCCCGCAGCCGATCCATCGCCTCATCAACATCGCCATCGGCGCCCAACAGCAGACCGTGGGTCTCCTGCCATAGGGCAGCACTGCGGTCCAAGATCTGCCCCGTCTCTCCCTGCATGTCCAGGTAGAGGTTCGTCCACTCGTCCCACAGTTCACGCTCCGGCGACCATTGGAGGATCGCCCGGAAGGTCGTCCCATCCTCCTTCTTCGACAGCCGCATCAGCAGGCTGTCCTTGTGGATCAGGTTGCCGACCACCCAGATCGACGCCCCCTTGTCCACGACCGGCCGGAGGTCCTCGTCAAACCACTTCTCCGCCTTGTTCCGCTGCTCCAGCGTCTGGACGTTCTCGAGGTTTTCCAGGTCATCGCAGATCACTATCTGCGGCCGATGCCCGTTTTGGTTGGCACCCCGGATGTTCCGGCCTGTCGATCCGGCCAGCACCCACACGCCGTTGGCCGTGCGGAACAGTTCCTCCGTCCACTTGCTCCCCTGGCCCATGACCTCCGGGTAGTAGCGCTCCAGGTAGGGGTTGGCCAGGAGCTGCCGCTTTATGTCGCCCATAAAGGCCTTGGGCAATTGCAGGTGATTGCTGACCAGCAGAATGAAGTCGCAGCGCCGTCCTCGCTGTTCCGCTATCTCGGGCTGGTGGCAGACGATCCAGAGGGGAAAAACCTTGGACACCCTGGTGCTCTTCGCGTGACCGCGCGGCGCCTTGTCCGCCCTGACCGTCTTCTCCTGCGAGAGGGCGAGCTTCCGGCCCACCCGATCCAGAAACCGGTGAAGCCGCGAGTCGGGCGCATCAACCCACTCGGGAAACGCCTTCCGGGCGAATCGACCGATGTCATCGAAGTTGGCAGACCGCTCGGCCGCTATCTGCGCCCGCTCCTTCTCCTGCCTGGTCTGTGCCTGCTGCTCTACCTCGTAACGCCCCTTGACGGCGTCCATCCACGGCGACGTGCTGATCGCCCAGGCATCAAGGTCCGAGGTCAAGGATCCTCCGCTCGCGCTCCAGGCCCTCTATGCCGAGCGCTTGCCGGACAGACGACCAGAGCACCGAGGGGCCGTGCCCCAGCGGAACTCCTCGACCGCTCGGAGGTAGTCCGTATGGCCGGCCACCTCCAGTTGCTCCCGGACCGCCCGGACGCACGCCCAGACTGCCGTCTCGCCGATGCCCAGCGTCTCCGCGATCACCCTCCGCTCTACCCCGGCCTCCCAAAGGCCCCACGCTCGGCGCCTCGTGCCCGTCAGGGCGCTCCGCAGGACCGCCCGCACCTCCGGCCTGCCCTTTTCCTGTTCGAGCCTGTGCGCGGCCCTCAGACGCCCTGTCAGCCGTTCCAGCCGCCGGCTTACCGTCGACCAGTCCGAGTCCAGGATCTTCGCGATGTCCTGGACCGTCTTGCCCTGCCGGTAAAGGGACAGGAGATCCCGGTCCTCGGCCAGGTAGACCGCCCGCTCGATCAGCCGGTCCAGATCCCGGCCATCAAACTTCGGCCCCGTCGGCGTCTCCAGATCGTCGGGGGCCGGATAGACGTCGATGTCCGCGACTAGGAACGGCTGCCCGTTTTTCAAACGAACACCGAGCTTCTGGCCACGCACTGGGCCAGCGACCAGAGGTCAGGCTGCAACACGTCGGCGCCCCCCACGCCCAGCGCCAGCCTGCGCAACCGGGCGAGGTCCGGCGCGACCGTCTTTCGCCGCCAGCCAGACGATCCGACCGGCACCCCCTTGACCGGCCGGAGCGGCTTGACCTTTCGGTCCCTCGCGGTCAGTGCCGCCCGGGCCCCGGCCGGGGCCAGCTTGCGCTTGACCCTCTCCTGCCGGCAGCCGACCAGCGAGAGGTAGGCCGGGATATCCGAGGGCCAGACCCCGAGGTCCTGGAAAATACTGCTCGGCGTCTTCCTGATCTTCCCGGCCAGCACGTGCAGCCTCGGGATGTGATCGGTCGCGAACTGGAGGGCCGCCGGATGGTCGGAGACTATCAGAGCCGTCCGCTGCCCCCTGGCCGACGCCGCCGTGGCCAGCAGGTCAGCCGGCCTTGCTGCCGACCGGATGACGCACAACCCCAGGCACTCGGCCACCTCGGTCATCGTCTCGACCACCGGATCAGCCTTGGCCCTCTTCTTCTGCCGTGGCCAGCAGAGGACCATCTCCGAGCCCGCGCAGCCGAACCGGATCCGTCTGTCCACGTAATCACTGTGGATCTCCTCGGCCACCCACCAGCGCCAAACCTGGCAAACCCGGGCCAGCCACGTCCGGATCGTCCGGCCCCTGCTGATCCTCGCGTCGAACTGCTGTCGCTCCGACTCCCCGTCGAAGATCACCACCTGGTATGTCATGGCCTCCTCACCGCGGCCAGCGGGATCACCGCCAGCCTGGTCGACTCCCCGAGGTCTATCCGCACGGCCGCCCGGTCCAGGCCGACCGCCCCCTGGACCACCCCGCCCAGGCCGCCCCAGACGGCCACGCCCTCGTCGACCCTGATCATCTGCCCCACCAACTCCTCGACCGTCGGTTCCCGCACCTCGGGCCCCCGGGCCAGCCGTTCGATCTGCTCGTCAGGGACCGGCCGAAGCCGGAACTTTCCGGGCCGCGTGTAGAGGAAGGTGACGGGGAGAGCGCAAGGGACATCCGGACTGCCGCCGCAAGGCCATCGGTGCGCCCGTCCATCCCAGGGAAGGGCCAGAAAAACGTACCGGTAGGCCATGATGTCTACCAGCTCGGCCAGCGGTTCTGGAGCCCACAGCGGGCACACGCAGCCCCGGTCGCGCATCGCCTTGGCCAGGCTCTCCCTGGACAGCAGGCTGCCGGCCGCAAACCAGCGCTGGCCCGCTATCAGCCTCGGCGGTCTGCTCGGCCTACGACCGTGCTGCATGGACTCGCATCCTCTGCCTGTTCATCTTCAGGAAGCACTCCCGACATCGCTCTGACCGCTCGTACACGGGGCACCCGCAGTCCAGGCACTTGTTCGGCTTGACCGTCCGCCGGCCCCGCGCCCGGCGCATGCTCGCCAGCTTGACCTTGGCGCACTCCGCACACCAGGTCGCATCCTTCCGCGCCGTCGGCGCCCCGCACTCCGCGCACATCCCGGTCCGGCGCGACCCCCAGCGGCGATACTGCTCTCGGGCCGCCTCGCGGGCCCGCATCTGTAGGTCGGTCGTCCGCGCCTCCTCGAACTCGGGGACCGCCCTACACCCATCACCGCAGCCGTTCTCCCGCTGGTACTCCTCGCACCGGGCCAAGGCTAGCACGGATCCCTTGCGCGGGCAATTCACCCAGCCTCGCCTATCGCCGTCGGCCACGACCGGTCGCTCCTGCTCCACGGTCGGGCGCCCACGGACCGCCCGGAACACCCGTCGCAGACGCCCCCGGTCCCAGCCCGTGTGCGTCGGCTGCGCGTCGAGCCTCCACACGTAGGTCCTCGAGCAGCCGGACAGACCCGCCACATCCTCGATCCGCAGCCCCGCCTCCCGACGCAGCCGCCCGAACAGCACCGAGACCGCCAGCTTCTTCTCCGCCAGCGTCCGCTCCCTACGCCTCCTGCCCATCAGATCCCCCGATCAGTGCGGCACCAGGATATTCGCCGGCCGCTCCGCCGCCCGGACCTCCTCCATGTGCCGCCGGACCTCCTCCTCCGGGACCTCGATCTTCTTGAACCTGATCTCCGAGCTTTCAAGCGGCAGGTGGATCGCCCCGTCTTCCGCCTCCAACTCGATGATCATCACCCGCCCTGCGCTGATCACCTGGATGCCCGTGAACTTGCCCATGTTGTCGGGCCCCGGCTTGCCCAAATAGTAGACCGTCCCGCTCGGCCCCCGGACCGCGTGCGGATGGTTGACCCGGACCATCTTCTGCTTCTGATCATTCACCTTTCTCCTGCCTTTCTGCCACGCCCTCCTCGGGCTGGCGGTGAAACTCCACGTCGACTACGCGCGCCAGCGACTCGGCCGCCAGTTCCTCGAGCCCCCGGCTAATCTCCGACGCCGCCGCGAGCTGCCGCTCCACCGGGATGTACTCCATCAGGATCGCCCCCACCTTCTTCCCAAACTCCAGCGTCCTCTTCGCCGGGATCCGCCCCGGGTCCTCCCGCTCGCAGATCGTCTCCTCCAACGACCGCGCCTCCGCCGACGCCTTTACCGCCTGCGCCCAGTGGTGCTTCGCCCGGTCGTAGACCCGGAACTCGTGGGCCGCCAGGGCCATCGCCCTCTCGATCCTCTTGCCCACCCCCGACTGGACTGCCAGGTCCAGGGCATCCCGCGCCCGCTTGAACCTCGCCTGGGCCTCGTTCTTGTTGTCCCAGGATTCCTTGATGTCCGCGAAGATGGCCGTCTGGGTCGTCCGGAACCGCCCCGTCACCTCCCGGAATTTCTCGGCCCTCGTCTCGTCGTAGGCTTCCCGGACCTGGCGGAGCTCCTCGGTCAGCCCCTTGACGACGGTGCTCGAACGGCTCTTGGTCGAGCGCTGCGTGCCGACCAATCTTGCCACGGTATTCCGGGAAACCCCATGGTCCCTGGCGATCGAGCCAAGCGACCTGGCTTCCCCTTCAGCTATACTCTTGCTATATGCCCGCCTGATTGCTGCCTTTTTCTGTCCGGTAAGCCGCCTTGCATTGACGCTTTTTTCAGTCCGGCGACTCTGCACCTTTATTTTCCGCGGCCTCCTCGTGATTTCTCGCGCAGTCATCGGCGGTTATCCTAGCACGTCCTGTCAACAATGCACAACGTCAACAATCACGCCACCTTACGCGCGCACGGGCGCGCGCCCTTACGGGCCAAAAAGCAGGTCTCCTCTCCTACTCGGTCGCCGCGAAAACGCCGAACCCAAGGTGGCGCGGCAAATTCCTGCCGTCCCACAACGCGAACATGGTTGTCAGCAGGCCACCCCAGAAAACCGCGTCGGCGACCCGTTCCAGCGCCCCGCAACCGGCCTCACCGCGCGTGACCATCTCCAGGAGCATCAGGTACGTGTCGCTGTCCTCTCCGTGCCCCTCTTTGACCTCTGCAAGGATTTCCCGGGCCGCCAACACGGCACAACAGGCGGCCTCCGCGGCCGAAGACGCCACGGACTTCCCCCACTCGCCGCGCTGGCCAGGGTCACCTACCACGGGTCGGCTGTGGCCGTCCGGAAGTGCAAGCCGATCAGGGATAGGCCACAGGTTGAACTCCCTGGAGAACACTGCGGCCCAGATCTGCTGCTCGCCCTTGGTCATCGGCACCTCCCTCTCCACTGCCCATCGCTCTCGACCGGAAACCAGCGCCCCGACGTCATTTGCCACTCCAGGCCGGGCAGCAGCCCGGAATCCGACCGGACGACGCGCACCGGAAACCAGTCATCTTTTTTTTCCGGCTGGACGCGCCACCACCAGCCCGTATCGTTCGGCACCGCCGGCTTGACGGGCTCAAGCGGGTTCCGCACTCCAGCTCGCGCCATTCCTTCCACCCACTCCTCCAATTGCTTCAGCCTATCGACCCGGTGCTCCAGCATTTTCAACCGGTACATCAAATCCGCTTCCAACTGATCCTCCTTTCTCAGATCCAGATCGACAAGCCGGCGTCGGGCAATTCCGCTGGCAAGCCGGCAACCCAGCGCTGGAGGTCCAGGACAGCGCTTCGCACGAGCACACGGCCGCGCCGCCCCGGCTAGGATCGCCCGCACCCAAGAGATGGATTCGGCCGTGCGTGGCGTTCAACAACTAATCTCCCAGTCCAGGCGGCAGACCATCGTCCGGCCCCGGCCGGTACCCAAGACCGTGCCAGCCCACCCAGATCTTGCACTCCTCGCACCAGACGCTCGAATCGTAGAGCACCACCGGCAGCCACCTGCGACAGGCAGGACAGACGACTCTCCTCGGCGCCGGCTTCCCCTCGACCACGCGCGCCCGATCCTCCCGCTCGCGCTCCGCCTTCTCGGTCACCAGCGCAACCATGTGCCGCGCGAGCGCCCGATAGAGGACAAGCTGCTCCTCGCGATTATCGAGCTGATCGATCACGTCCATCAGGTCGGTCGCAGTCATCGTTTTCCGCTTCCTTTCCGCAGCAATCTGCGCGGCTCCGAAGTAGCCACCCGAGACCTTTACCTTCCCAAAACACTCATGACGCTTGTGGTTAACTTTTGTCATTTCTGATTAACGCGGTATTCCTGTTCCATGCGCTCTTTGTATCCAGTAATTTCTGGCCATCCATTTTTGTCATGGAATTTTAACCATGATTGCTGCCTGGCCTTTTCCGTTTCTCTCTGCCAAAAACACAGTGCCTTCCAGGCCGAATCAACTTGGCGTTCTGCCTCCCAGAGTCTATGCACCAGTTCAGGTGGTGGCTTGACTGGTCCACATTGATCTTTCGGCCAACCGGCCACCTCAAACATTATGAAATAGCGCTCGGCCGGATCTCGCGGGCTGGCGTTTCGTGGTTGAATTGTCGTCATTGTCATCCTCCTCGCGACGTTCGGGCTACGTTTGAACTACGTTTAGGCCACATTGGGACCGCGTTCTGCTCCGCTGGCGTCGTTGTGAATCACGACATCGCCATATTCGTAATGCTCGACGGTCGGATGGCACCAGCAGTCCTCGCTCTCCACGTGCTCTGGTGGCCATGAATCGTCATGGTATTTTTGCTCGTCGGCACCCTGCTCTATCCATTCTCGTTCGGCTTCCAATCGAGCATCATCCTCGATATCTAATGGACTTTTGGGTTTTGGCATTGTTGACCTCCTAACTTGTAATCTCCGCAGGAAACAGAACTTCCTGACTGAGCCGTTTCGCCGCGATCTCGCAGTAATTCTCCTCGATCTCGATTCCGATGGCGCGGCGGCCTAGATTTTTCGCGGCGCGGAGTGTTGTTCCGCTGCCCATGAATGGATCGATCACAACGCCGCAGCACTTAGCGATAAGCATCTCAAGAAGCGCAACGGGCTTCATGTGGGGATGGCACCGTCCCATGCAGACGCGGGAGATGTTGTTTGACCGTAGAACCCCCGAACTCCGGCCCTTTCCATTCCAATTTCCAAGGACAAAGATCGGCTCCCAGTTGGGCTTCCACGGAATACACAGATCGCCCATGCCTGAGGCATCGCCCTTGTCCCACACGAGGCATTGCCGCCACTTTCCGGGGAGCGGAGCCCGCAACGATCCGAACACGAGAGCGGGACGATCTCCCCACAACTTCAGCACCGCATCGCGAAGGCTCGTGTCGGCGTCCCCGGCGATAGAACCGTCGGCGGCATCTCCATAGACGCCGCCCGCCCACACGTCGCCCGAGTACCCAGAGGAGTACGAGATCCCGTACGGGGGGTCCGTAATGAGCACGTCAGCCGTCACTGTCGGCAGCACTTCCCGACAATCCCCGAGATAGATCGTGATTCCTGCGTGCTCATAGTACGGAGTAGGCATCTGTTAACCTCCATTCTTGTTAACCACTCGTGTCACGGGAGTTTCGTGTTGCCACGGCGCTTGCCGCCGAGGCCCTCGGCGATCTTGTCTACGTCGATGTCTTTTTTCAACGCCCTACCTCCTCGCAGTCGCCGCACCAGGGCCCGAGCCCGAGCTGGCAGGCGCGGACCTGGCGCCCGCAGAGCGGGCAGGTCCAGACCGGCGAGAGACAGCGGCCACAGCGGCCGGCCGTGGGCTCCCACCAGAGCGAGCAGGGGTCGCCCGCG